TTAGTAAGTTCTTAATATTCTTAATTTAATATATTTAAGTTCTTAATAAGTGTAGTAAGTTCTTAATATTCTTAATCACTAAGTTAATAAGAACTTAATATACTTAAAGAGAGAACTATATATTATATTATAATTTATAATGACTGAAGAACACAATGACTACACAATTGCAGTATCTAATCAAAAAATTTATGAGTTTTATAATAAAAACCCAAATGTAGACTTTGAAAACGTCAATTTATTATTAATAGATTTTATGGATTCAATATTCAACAACATGACAAATGATTTAAACAGTAATATTAATTCTCAATTGCTATCATTTATGAAGGATAATCAAAAGAAGATTGAGAACATTTCAACCTCATTGAATGCGGTAAATCATAATGTTACCAATCTTACTACTGATATTACTAATAATATGGCATTACAAATGAATAATATGAAAAAGGAGTATATCGATGATTTCTCGCAAATCATTAATTCAAATTCATTGAGTAGTAATGAAAAAATTAGTTCTCTTATTGATAAAAGCAATTCTATTCTTGTAGATAAGACAACGCTGATATTAAATGACATTATTCCAAAGAATCAAGATACGCTTCAAACACAAATTAAAGAGAACCTCAAAGAACTTCATAATAGTATAACCAATGATACGTATAAATTAACTGAAAATATGAATAATAAAGACGCACAAACTGATTTTTTAAACAATATTGAGAACAAACTAAGTACGGTTATACAGAACATACAACAACCATTATATTCTACATTATCAGCATCAGAAGAACGACTATCCAATAGTATTAATAATATCAAAGAAACAACTCAATCATCAGTTAATACGCAAGATAAGTTATTTGTAGAACTTGAAGGGTTCTTAGGTAAATATAAATCATCTACACATAAGGGTAAGTTCGGAGAAGAACAATTATCATCTCTATTAAATAGCCTTTATACCAATGCTGAAATTACGAATACTACGGGGCAGAAAGCCGCAGGGGATTTTCTTATGAAAAGAGTTGATAAACCCGACATCATGATTGAAACCAAAGAATATAACTGCAATATTCCAAAAGAAGAAATATCTAAGTTTATTCGTGATATTGAAGCTTTAAATATGTCGGGAATTTTCATTTCCCAACATAGCGGAATCGCATTTAAACAGAACTTTCAAATTGATATCAATAACGGTAATATTCTAATATATATTCAGAATTGTGATTATGACCCCGATAAAGTCCGGTTAGCAGTTGACATTATTGATAATTTATCAAATAAATTGAAAGATATTAATATCAATGACGAGAACATTAACATTTCAAAAGACATTCTTGATGGTATAAATGATGATTATAGATCATTCATTATGAATAAAGAAACATTGCATACTATCTTGCGAGATTTCACTAAGAAAATGAATACCCAAATTGATGATTTGTCTATGCCTAATTTGGATAGGTATCTTGAACCCAAATACGCATATGTTAAAGATAGAGTGTTTAAATGTGACTTATGTAATGAGTTTATCGGAAAAAATAAACAAGCATTATCATCGCATAAGCGTGGTTGCAAGAAGAAACATGAGATTACAGTTGATACCCCCACATTATGTGTTGAAATTAATAATAATTCTTCTGATGAAGGAGAACTTTCTTTGTAAAATATATATATGACGAATAAAACGGTTAAAAAAAAGTCAAAATCAAAAAACGGTTTAGTGAAAATAGATGTTATACCGATGTTGAACTGTAAAAACTTGAAATATGGGTGTGATGTCCGTGCTAAAAAATACACATGTTACACGCATACAAAATATAAGAAAAATAAAAGAAAAGCAGACATCATTACCTTAACCCGACGTAAAAAAGGAACACGTAAATTAAAAAAACCGGTTTTAAGAATTACTGACTGGTATGTTTGTCCTTCTTATAAAAAATAACTACTTCACGCAAATTATTTTTATTATGATATAAACGTTTTCAAATTTTATATATCCCATCATACTATATAATGTCCGATTCCAGTTATAAGAAATGGCAGATTAGCATCTTCTCCGCGTTCATATTTGTGTTAGTGATACATCCTTACACCTACCAGTTAACACAACAAATATTTGGTAGCATTTTAGGCAAGATAGCAGAAGCAAATGGTTGCCCCACAACCCGTGGCTTAATCCTTCATACACTTGTCTATATATTATTGGTTCGTGGGTCTATGGATTTGAATCTATTTTCAAAATAATGATTCAATATATTTTACTATATTGAGAACATTGACAACTAAAATCATAAAAATGTATTGGATTTTGATGATTTATTGATATAATTCGGCAGAATGTGTAATCTACTTTGACTGTTTCTTTTTAGTTTTTGTTCTCTTTGTCTGTTTCTTTTTCAAAACTTTCTTTTTTTTCTTTGTGGCCCCTCCCCTTCGATTACGTTCTATTTCAGATAAAATATATGGGTCATCTAATTCTCTTAAACTACGTTTTTTTTTATTTGTTGTATTTTTGACCTGTCTGTTTGCTTTTACTACTTTATTTTTATTTGGTTGCGTGTTTTGAATAATAGGTGGTTGTGGAAGAATTGGTGGTTGCGTGTTTTGAATAATAGGCGGTTGTGGAAGAATTAGTGGTTGAACGTTTGGTAATTTTCTATTAATAGAATGATGTCGTTTTATAGATTGTTTTCTATTTAAAACATCTATAAAAGATTTGTCTGAAATTAGTATATTTTTTTTCGGTGAGTTCTTGCGTTGATATCCTACTATAGTGTCATCATTTATATTATTCGCAAATAATCTCATAAATATCATTCTAGATGCTGACACTTGATCGCCAGTTAATCCCATTCGTAATTCATCTGAATTATTATTAATACTACGAACTTCTGGAGATTGAGAATTTTCATCTACACCTCCGTTTTTTGTTAATACGTGTATTTCTTGTCCCCAATCTCCTATACCTTTCATCATACTTAACCCCATAATGTGGTATCTGACATTTCTAAACAAGTCATTATATCTGGCAGTTTGTGAGAGGATGTGACTACGACGTTGAATCGGTTGTTGTGATACTTGAGTGTATATATTTAACATTTTGTCTATTATGGCACGTAATGAATGTTTTGCGGATAAACGTGTCTCTGATTTATCAGCATATAAATCTAAATCTTGGTCTATGGTAATAGGTTCAACCCCTTCTTTTCCTATAGTAGCAGATAGTTTAACCATATTATTACCGGATTTATTAGGTATAAATTTAACGTTATAATATAGATCTGGTTCAGGTGATTGCTCTAACACCAGATTCATCGAACTTATTATTTCTGGTTTTTGTATTGTATTCCCATCTTCTTTTTCGGTAAATTTACATTTTGCCATTCCATCTATTATAGACACAATCGGACAATACTCATAATCGCCTATATTGAAACTGTTGAAATCGCCGTCGGCAGCATTATTTACAATAAAACGTTCTTCCGAATTCTGAATATAATCACGCAATCTAACTATATCGTTTTTTGTAACTATATTTTCAGGATAATATTCATTAACTACAACTCTTATCGCATCTAAGGATGATTCGTCAATGGTGCTAGTACTATACCACTTAAAATCAGATAAAATGCCAAAATAATCATTTATTTTATGCGAATAGTATTTTTCAAAATTTTCTTGTAACTCATATAAAATCTCAGTTTTAGATATGTTAAAATATACGTTTTTATATGTAAGCCATAATAATAATATTTCACTATTTATTAATTGTTTCATGGATGTTGTTTTTGTATCTTCATTCTCATTTAACAAATAAAAATTAGGAAGAACTCCTTTCTCTGAAGTTTTCGGTAATAAAGACCCAGTATAACTCAAAAAATATCTAATTATTCTTATCAATACGTTTTGCATTAGATATTTACCACCTTGTTCTTTCTTATTTCCACCTAATTTTCTTTTTTTGTCAATTTGTATATTTTCAATATTGTCTTGTGTAAAGCAAGTATCAATAATTAACTCAATTGATGATTTTATATTTCTAAAACGTTCGTCAGCACCGGATGTATGGTCTTTATCTGGGTGTATTGGACGAATAATTTTATTTTTAGTACTGCGAAGAATTGATAGAATTTCATCATTAGAACGTGATAATATATTATCTGTTAGATGAGTTATTTGAATATTATTTGCGATTGAATTATTATCTTCAATATATGAATTTATTTTAGTTATAGCATCTGGTAAATCCCAAAAACTTTTACACGTATATTTAGTATTATCGTTTGATTGTTCGGATAATACAATAGCATATAGATTTTGTTTAACTTTGTCTTCAATTTCATTTATTTTACTAACAATATCTATAGTAATCGATGATTTTTGTAAAACAGGTAACAATTCTGGTTTATATATGGTATGAACTACAGACAATGAAGACCATTCAGAATCTTTTAACATTTTAATAGCAGGATTAATTATATTTTCTTGTAAAGAATCAAATGAAATAGCATCAATATCTGGACTTAATTCATCATTTTCTAATAAATCAATCGCATATAACAAACCATCGCTAAATATTTCATTTGTCAAAGAGCCTACAAAATCATCTACTATTTGTTTTTTATATTCTATAATATCAGTATTATTGTCTGTGCTAACTATTTCACTTGGTTCTATATCAGAATATTTACGTTTTTCTCCTCCAGTAATTATAATTGGTCTATCATTTACTAGTCTCACCAATTTGGTAAATTTTTTATTAATATCACCATCTGTTCTTAGACCCGCACTAAAGTCATGCCAAGGGTCATGTGCGAATATACTCAAAAACATATATTTCATACCAATTTCATCTAACTCAACATGGTTGTTATCACTCATAATAATATACAATAAGCAAATATTAAATAAAATAATCCATAAACCATTATCAATTCAACTTATCGATTTTTATTTTGATGATTAGACACTACTACCTCTTCCGATGGGCCACTTTTGTATTTTGAATTTTATGGTTTATAAAAGATAAAATTGAATAACTTGGTGATTCACTGTTACTGATAACAAAATAATACTAATAATAGTAACAAGCAATCAAAATGGAACAAGTAAATCAGATTACGCAACTCGCTATTGACACCGATAACAAATGGTTTTTACAACACGATATTACAAAAATTGCGTTGATAGATTTAAAAGTAAAAGACGAGTGGGAAACCCTATGGAAAGATGAAAGTGTCAATGCTGACGAAGTCACATGTACGTGTAATATACCAGATACAAAAGCTCTTTGTTGTTATTACTGCGAGATAGAAGTTGACCGACACCTACAAATTGAGGAGTTAAAATTATCTAAATCGCAAAATGGCATTTATAATTTTGAAAAAGATGAATATACTAAAACACGCTGGATTACACACGTCATTGATGGTAAAATTCAAGGGTTTATGTTAATAAAATGCAACGGGGGGATTTTTCAACATAAAGGATTTACTCACGAGTTAACATTTGCGTGTGTAAACCCGAAATATAGACAGATGGGTATATTACAAGATATGGTAAATCAAATACCCAAAGGATGGAACATTTGGTTGGAAGCACGCAGCATTCAAATTCCTAATATAGATACCATATGGCAAAAGTGTGATTTCACGTATTATGGAAGAGTAGAAGGACGTATAGATATTACAGAATTTATTTACCAAAAACGCACATAGATTAGATTAGGTATCACACACTTAAAACACAAAAAATAAAAAAGACTGTATATAGTCTTTTTTATTTTAGAGTAAGGAGAACATTGACACTAAAATCATAAAAATGTATCGGATTTTGATGATTTACTTCGAAAATACTACTTTTAGTTGTTGTAAAGTGATTTAAAAATTATTATATGTATTATAACAATCATGCCAAACGAGTGTTCAAATCGTGTAACTATTACATCTACAAATGAAAGCGATATTACCGATATTTTACAAGAATTTTATAAATACATTCCGAATGTTATTGTAAACCAATCCAGCAAATTAGGTATAAGACTTGAATTTATAACTGCGTGGAAACCCGATATCCAATTTATTGATGAAATTGTCAATAAATACCCGTTATCATGGATAAAAAATGAATGGATTTCAGAAGATGGCAAATCTGGAATTTGGGTAGGTAACAAAACTAATATTAAATTTATGGATTGGGATGACCTTTCTATTGAAGAAGAACACTTCTTTTTTCACGAAAACACAGACAACAATGCATCTCAAATACTCAAAAAAGCAGAACAAACTATACAAAAGGAATTACCAGAACACCTTAAAAATGAAATATATCATATATACAACCATAAAAATAAGTAACAGTTCACTACTAAAATAAAAGACATTATTCTTTTATTTTAGTTCTTTCTAATCCATACAATTACGTCCATCTTCATAACAATGTTTGTTATGTAACGTCCAATTGCCAGGTATAGCAAAAGCACACGTCTTTTCAATACCTAATTGATTTTCACCTAACACTAAACGCATGAATCCAAGTTCTCCCCAATAACTACCCCATGAGTTACGGATTATCCAATACTGTTTATCAATGATGGCATCATACCCCCAGCCAACTACTGAAATAATATGATTTATTGTCTTTAATTTTTTAGGAACATCGAGAACACCACCATTATAATCATCAATTTCAGCAGCATTAATACCACATGCTATAGGTCCATTCTTGTATATTTCAGCCATCATTTTATCACTACCACGAACAGCTCCATAACTTGCTACTGTAGCGTTTGGGTAATATAAAATAGGGTTGCATACTCCCCCACGGTTACTAAATGTATTGCATGTTCTACAAATGTTATTTGGAGTACAAATAAAATCTTGTTTGTTTTTACATGCTTCCTCATTTGAGTCGGAACTACATGCCTGATACACCATACAATCCTCATATGGAATAGAACCATACTCGTGAATAGCCTTATATGTAGCTAAGTGGTCGCCCCCGTTACAAGAACCACCCATCTGACAATTCAATATGAATTGAATACTCAAATTTATATCAGGCCACGCAGCTTTTCGCATTATCTTTATTCTATCTGCTAAAGAGCTAACACTACCATGCGCCCAGCAGCTACCGCAATATACGGGTATATGTTGATTCAGACTTTTCGTTAAATAATTCACACCCTCTACGTTAGACCATGTAAATGATTGGGGTAATTCGGTATCCATACTATGCATTACTTGGTATGGCTCCATATCAACTGTAGGTACATATTCATTCATTCTTGCTGTAACACCAGCTATGAGAAATAAAAACGATAAAAACATTTTATATAGGTGTTTATTTTTATTTTCAAGTAAAGTAGAAAATTGATTTCTTTTGTTTTGTGTAAAATAAAAGAAATCAATATTACAAATGGCAATCGCTGAAGCAATTATTATATTTTTCGTGTTGGGGGTGGTATTAGGACATATAGCATATACAGCACGTAGGTCATAAATTATTATTCAAACAGTGGTACGCTATATGCGTTTGTTTATTATTTTTATTTTCATGCTATAATACAATATGAAACCACAAAACGAACCTATTACAGATACTAATATAGTTGAACGTCATTTAGATAATAATAATAGTATAAATGAAAACCAAACTGATATCAATAACTCTATTTATAAACTCATTACATCTATACCTATCGTCGTTAGTCTTATCATCACATACATTATTGAGTATGTTCTCACTGTTATAAACATTATATATGGACCTATACATCGGCAGTATAATTTACTTACTACCCCTATAGAAAGTACGCATCTACAAATCGAATAGAAAGAATATCTACCAATATAGTAGAATTCAGCACATGGAAGAACCTACCAATATCTTTTACAAAATTTTTGAAATAATGAACCATTACGAGAACATATTAGACAATAGTTCATATGAAGGTGATGATAAATATACCGAAGGAGACGATTTCTTTGCTTTTTTGTTTAAAAATATGAAAAAACAAGAAGCAGCACACGAAAAAGCAGACAATACCGAACAAAATCCGGAGAAAGAACCGGAGCCTGTCCCAGATAAAGAGTCTGACCCCGAACCTGAGCCAGAAGTTGACATAAATCCGATTATCAAATCATATATTAAAAAATGTTACAGGAAAATTGTTCTGAAATGCCATCCCGATAAAAATAAATCAACGCATAATGCGGATAAGCTCTTCATTAAATGCCACGACTATTACGATAATGGGTTTTTAATTGGATTATTATACATTTTCTATTTATACAAGCTTTTGCCACCAGCACCATTAAATAATACATCTCCTACCGAACCTGATGATAATTCAAGCATTCTTATTGACCGAATATTTAAAGAAATACGAATGATACAGGATAAACTCACACAATATGATTCTCAAATGAAAACCCAAGCAGAATCGTCTTAAATATTCTCATAAAACAATATAATATTTTGAATTTATATATTATATTGTAAAAATGCCTTCAAAAGAACAAAAGAAACGCGATAAACGAGAACAAAATGAACTGAATAGAGTCGCCGAACATCAAAATTATATGGAAGAACTTGAATGGGAAAAAGGTACTGATACACGCGGGATTGAACGTAAACAGCAAAAAAGTGACAAGCAATTTGAAAAATTACGACGTAAACAGGAACGACAAGAATTACTCGATGAAGAAGTATCAAAAAATTGAAAATGAGAACCATCATGTATAAGTTGCAACCAATATATTAAAAGTATGTCACCAACTATTTCATGCCCCCATTTTTCGCAATCCCGCAAAAAGTTACGTGCTTCTCCGTACTCATTCTTGAACGCATTAACTGATATATTAGATAATGTAATCATGTCTGCATATACCATGACTGTCCGGGTACAAGCTCTAACTGATTCTATAAACAACGTTCATACCCTTCATTATTGTGATGACTATCAACACGGGTTTAAGAATATAAAAGATGAAGGTTCAAGTAATCCATTTAATTTCGGTCATATGAAGGACGGTCATAATGATGACGCTGAAACCTCTGAATTCGGTACTGGACTAAAGTCAGCAGCAGTATGTTTAGGGAACATATTTACAGTATATACACGAGTTATAAATGGAGATGATCCTGAGTTTTACAAGGTAGTCTTTGACTTCATGGAAATGTCTTCTCGTGAAGATCCGAGTCGTTCTTACGAAGCAACCAGTTTCAACCTCATATCAGAGGACGAATATAGAGAAGTCCATCCATACGAAACAGGCTCATCTATATATTTCGGTCAATTAAGTAATATGGTTAAGCATGTCTTTCAAACCAGAACTTTTAACGATAAGATAACTAAGCTTATTGCTGAAACATATCCTGATATTATTAATAACAAAAATATATCGGTTGGAGTTAATGGTAACTTCGTTCAAGTTCGGCCTTTGTCCGATATATTCGATGACCCGCGATGTAAAGAAGCCATAATAACTCATCATGTTAGAATACTCGTTCAATCCGGTGTTATTGTAAGAATTATTATGCAAAGAATCAAACATAATAATGATACATATCACGAGTTTGATTTTAAAAGTAAAAGACTGATTGCTATTAAGACCAGACGAAAATATTATGATATTCTTGATAATGCTAATTCAACACTCATTCATACACTCAAATTTAGTTCAACCACTGGGTATAATCCGGAAACTGATACCTATCTATTGGGTTCTAACATGCCATTCAATCATATTAAGATTTATCGTTACGGTCGTCTATACGATACGGTTAATTATAATATTGCAAAGGATGGCTATGCAAATCATATCGCCCACAAAGTAGAATATGATTCAAAATTTCTGAATAAGTATATTGGCGTTCTATTTAATCATAGTATTGATGCAAGAACTAATACTGTGTTAACTGATTTACTATCTGTGCTTCAACGAGACATGGCTGGAAGGCACCATCTACATAAAGATAAAATTAAAGCCCGATGGCAGTCAGAGACACAAGAACCAGAACCTACATCTACGACGGAACCGGAACCTACATCTACGCCGGAACCGGAACCTACATCTACGACGGAACTGGAACCGGAACCTACATCTACGCCGGAACCTACATCTACGCCGGAACCTACATCT